CATAAAATACATACGGAAAACAATCAAGAAATCAAGAGGCCCACTATTGATAACACGAGTGGAACAACCTTCAATCTTGGGCCAAGGACGACGCTCGTCCTTAAGACAGTCAAGCCAGATGGTAGTATCTCTGGCTCCACGTTCGGCCAAATCAATACGGCGCAAGACAGCTTCCTCAAGAGGAGGCTTCATCTGACGCCAATTACCAACTTGGTCAAAGTGGGACAACTTATCACCAGTATTTTTCCAGGGGTAACCAGGTCCACTGGTGAAATCAAGCGACTCGTACCCAAGATCGACATCCCCATTGACGGACACATTAGCAGAAAGCACACGAGGTTCAAAAACGGAAAGCCCACCAAATTTAGATATAGCCCAACCAACAGCTTGCTCAAATGGGACAACAGAAAAAGCACGACCCCCAGGACAACCACCCTTAGCTGCAGCCTTACGAAGAGGAGAAACAGTTCTCAACGAAGGAAGAACACGCTCGTCACCAGGACGAAGAACAGCAGGATGGGTCGTGGGAGGACCCATACAACCATGCAAGACAGACTTTTCAATAACAGTCTTGCCTGAAACATGGTTGTATACATCCCCACGAGACATAAGGTAAAAGTGACAATCAGACCACTCACGAGGGGTAGGAACGGCAGAACTGTCACCTTGAATTTGAGGCATAGTAACAGAACTAGCAGACTTGGTAGCCTCAACAACCCAAGCCTTATCAATGGAAACGGCATAACCAATACCGCGCCCATCATTAGAAGCAACATGTAACCCAAGGACAACATCTTGGCCATGAACACGGCCAACAAGAAGAGATCCACAATCGCCCACATGTGTACGAGCAGAATAGATCCAAGTTTCATCGACCTCAGTATATTGAGTACCTTGGCCATAACACACCTTCTCAACATTACGCTTCGCTACAGTGTGAATCAAACGAAGATTCCCGTCAGTGTCACGGGAGTACAAATCGACTTCACAAGAAGGAACACGAACTGAGTCCATAAAGAAATGACTCAAATCAGGACCAGTAGGACATTGGGGTGGGAGAGAAATGGCCTGAAAATCAAGAACGTTCCCATCAGGACCATAAGCAGTGGTAACATCTGAACCATCGATGTCGAAGGTATACAACAAAGGAATAGGACCAGAAAGACCAAATTTGGACCAAACAACATGAACAATCTCATCAGGGTCTTCGACAAAAACACGAAAGAAATGTGAGGGAACAAGTAAGCACTTTTGAGAGTGCAAACAATGCAACTTGGTCCTCTTTCCACCGTCAGTCCAACCTTCCAACCAACCAATCTGAGCAGCAACTTTGTGCCGCTCACCATCGCCTTGAATCATAGGGCGACGGACACTCTGCGCACCTTTGCGAAGAGTAATAGTACGGCCAGGACTAGTAGGGTAACCAGTCGCAGCTTGTGCCTTGATTTTAGGCCCAAGTAACTTGTAAGCGAGGATTAAAGCACCCAAACTGGCCGTACCAAGCAAACAAACAGGAACATAAGGATGACTAGCAACAAAGTCTTTATACGCAATAGAAGCGTAAGCAAAACAATTGGACAAAGCAAGAGGCTCAACAGGAATTTCAAGTGGGGGACGTTGATCACGACGCATAGCAGCGGTCACACGCGCAAGTTCAGCAGCCCAAATAGCATCAGCACGAGTAAAATCGTGTTGAACAGGAATCTGAGCAAGAGGTTCGGTATCAGCCTCAAGTCGAGTTCGC